CACAAAATTTTCTTCCCCAATACCCCAATCTTTGTGCAAAATGTCAATAGACACAAAATATAGTACCCGCACCCTTAGGGTAGGGGAGTATAGCAATTTTTGCAATGTATAAAGCAACATATACAATATAGTCTGTGGTATACTATATATAATCCATTAAGACGAAGGGAGGCATACCAATGAAAAAAGAAGTCACCATTAAAATAACTGCAACCGATGATAACATCACTTTGGATGGTGATAACCTGCCAGAACTGACCGAGAATGATATTATCAGCAGTATTAAAATGCTTGTCAGTCTGGCGAAGATTTTAGGTGTGTTAAAGGAAGGAGCATACAATGGAAATGCGCAAATTCATCATTGAGATACACTCCGACGGTTCGCTGACGTGCTGTGAGTACGAGGACCCCGAGGACACAATCCGAGCCTCAAATGATAGCTCATGGCTGGCCGGGTATCGGCAAGCACTCAAGCACTGCACCGAGCAAGTCGAAACGCTTGAAGGCATTAAAGGCAACAGTGTAGCGGCAAGTTTAATGTATCAGGGCGCAGCCCTTGTACTGGATGGGGCCGCAAAAATGTATCAGAAGTATTGCAAAGATGCCGCCGGAGACCCCCAACGCAAGTGCCCCGACTTCGGGTGCTGTTGTGATTATGGAAGTTCGTGCTGTAATATGAAAGGTGGCAACATAGATCACCCCGGAGGATGTAAAAAATTATAAGTCGAAACGGCCTCTGGGCCGTCCACCGGGACCGCCCGCCCGGTGTTGATGAGACAGGGCACATACTGAAAGGAGTTTTGTATTATGTCTGAAAACAATGGTGCTATGATGGTGTCTGATGTGATGAACACCGGAGTCGGTTATACCGATATGAATCTCTCGGACCGTTCTGCCGCGGTTGCCTTCTACAATGCAACGAGCAACCCCGCTAACAAACTGAAGGAGCACGTCAACGAGGTTCTGTCTCTGGTTCATGTCTCTGTGGAGTGTGTGGAGGTCAGCAAGGACGACGTTCCCGAGGGCAGAACGATTGCCCCGCGCGTTGTCCTCATTACCGAGGATGGGCAATCCTACGCCTGTGTGTCCGTCGGCGTGTATCAGTCTCTGAAGCGGATGTTTACGTTGCTCGGTACCCCTGACACGTGGACGGAGCCGGTGAAGATCAAACCTGTTCTTATCAGCACCAAAAAAGGTCAGGTTTTGTCTTTGAATCTGGTTTAATCTAACCATGGCCGCCGCACATGTGGCGGCCATATTTGTTATAGGAGGCCCCATGAAAAGTACAGATAATAGAATATCCTTGCTGAACTGCGCCGACTCCGTGACATATCTTGCCACAGTCATTGTATACAGTGGAGTCACAAACAAAGATGTCGATTTTTTCCGTTCTGAATGGGCCAAAATCATTTTCAGCGGTCTCGGCATTGAAGCAGACCCCCTCGACTGGTATTATAAGATCATGAATAGAAAGGACCGGAAGAAGCATGGCAACAGGCGCAGCTAAAGCAAGTGCAACCCTCAAATACAGTTCCGGGCTGTACACTCCCTATGCCTTGGAATCCTGGCCTGATAATCAGATGCGCAAAGAGTATTCCCGATTGCGTGACATTGCGCAGAAACGTATTAAGCGCCTATCAAAAGATCCCATAAGCGGCACAAGCGATGTTTATAAAGAATTTTCCGGAGGTTTCCCCACACTAAAATTTATGCGTGGAGACCGAAAAGCATTGGAGCAGGCCCTTGCAGATGTAGCGCGGTTTGTGCGCTCTAAGGGTTCCACCGTGGGCGGTGCGCGCGCCGAATTTGCGCAAAAAATGAAAGTTGGCGGCATTGACATTGCCGACGTGCCCGAAGATCAATACACTGCCCTGTCTGAATGGTGGGAGATCATAAAGGCGTCGGGCGTATATTACTATCCGTCAGATCAGCCGGTCATGTACTGGCGCGAGAAAGGCGGCTACAACGTCAGTAGTGACGATTTTGTAAAGTGGCATCAAGGCGAGGTAAACTATGGCAAAGAGTGGGACTATAGCGACGGCAGCAGCTCCGCCGACCTGCGCGGAGGTTTTGGCGGAGGCTTGTAATTACAATCCGGTCCCCTGGCTCATGGAGCACTTAGACAGGAAGCACACCAAAGGCAAAAAGCGCAAAACGAACAAGAAGCGTTTGTATGTTGATATGCCGTGTGCGTTTGATATTGAGACTAGCCGAGTGTGTGTTGATGCTGACGATAACCCTCACACCATTATGTATATCTGGCAATGTCAATTAGGTCTGGATATTACCATTATCGGCAGGACATGGGACGAATGGTTAAATTTTACAGGGGCGATCAGCGACTACTTGCAAGCCAACAGCGGCCCTCAGGGTGACTGGTTTCTGTGTATGTACGTTCACAATTTGGCTCACGAATTCCAATATCTGTCGGGGGTTCTGGATTTTGGCCCGGGCGATGTGTTTGCCAGCAAGCCCCGCCGGGTCTTAAAATGTGACAACCGCGCTATTGAATACCGATGCAGTATGAGACACAGTAACTTGTCCCTTGATGCTTGGGGCAAGCAGCTGGGCGCACCTCATGCCAAATTAACAGGCGCTCTAGATTATTCAAAAGTGCGGTATCCCTGGACTCCCCTAACATCTACAGAATTAGCGTATTGTATCAACGATGTTCGGTGTATTGTAGAGTGCTTGTTAATTGAGATGAAGCGAGACGGTGACGACCTGTATACGTTACCATTAACGCGCACCGGATATGTCAGACGAATGGCCCGCGAAGCAATGTATAAATGGGGCATTAAAAAAGTCAAGCGCCTATTGCCATCATGGGACTTATACCAGATGTTGCGGGAAGCCTTCCGAGGCGGCGACACACACGCCAATCGGTATTATGTTGGGCTCCATCTGGAAAACGTCGGGTCCGCGGATATGTCGAGTGCGTACCCAGCCACACAATGTGAATGCTACTTTCCTATGACTCCATTTAGGCAGGAGCCGGCCACTGTCGAACGGCTGATGCATTGTATGAGACACGGCAAAGCGTGCTTAATTCGCTTGCAAGTAAAAGGTCTACGCCAGCGCTTTAAGTGGTGGGGGTTCCCGTACATCCCCCTTGCGAAGGTCCGGCACTGTGAGGGATACATAAATGACAATGGCCGTCTGTTGTCTGCTGAGCATCTCGAGATCACAATAACAGATATTGACTTTAGAATCATTGCAAAAGAATATGATTGGGACGCTCTCAACGTCTTGGACCTTTATACTTCTGATTATGGCAAACTGCCAAAGCCCTTAACAGATTGCATTAAAGAAAGCTATACTGGCAAAACATCCCTTAAAGGCGTAATCGGTCAGAATTTGTATTATGTTAAAGCAAAGACTGATCTTAACAGCTATTACGGTATGACCGCACAGGATCCCTTGCAGCTGGATGCACTTTTTGACGAGGACGACCCCGACAATCTTTGGAGCGAATGCACCGACGACCCAGAGGGCAGTTATAACGAACACCGCCCTCATTTGTTTCTCCCGTACCAATGGGGCGTGTGGACTACTGCCCATACTCGCAAGCGCCTTAAAATAGCGCAATGGGCCGCGGGCAAGAATGGCGTGTACTGTGACACCGACAGTGTAAAATATATGGGCAATATTGATTTGTCGGAGTTTAACAAAGCAGTGAAGCAGCTTGCAAAAGACAACGGCGCTAGCGCTACAGACCCCAAAGGAAATACCCATTATATGGGCGTGTACGAGCAGGAGCGCAGCTATGCGGAGTTCATGACATGGGGCGCCAAAAAATACGCGACTACTTATAAAAAAGGCGGGCCCATTACTACCACTATAGCAGGAGTCAGCAAGCGGAAGGGCGGTCTAGAGCTGGCCCTGTGGGGTGGTTTTGAAGTGTTCAAACCCGGATTCACTTTTTGTTTGGCGGCAGGAAATCAGGTTATCTATAATGACCGTCCCAATGTGCCCGATTTTGTGGTAGAGGGGCACACGGTACACATAACAAGAAACCTATGTATTTGTGATAATACCTACACTTTGGGAATAACCGACGAATACGCAAAGATATTAGGGTATAAGATTATGGAGGTTATATGATGATTAAACTGTACACCGATGAAGGATGGCCGAATTTTTCCGAAAAGGACGGCATTCTGTCCACAGGGGCATCTATTATTTTTATATGGGGCGGGCGTGGAACTGGCAAAACCTATGGAGCGCTAAAGCACGTTCACCAGACCGAGGAGGAATTTCTGTATTTGCGCCGCACGCCGCAGCAGGCGGAACTTATTTGTGCATCGCCCAGCATGTGGCCGTGGTCACCGTTGAACGACGATTTACAAACGCATTATGTGCCGTTTAAATTGCCCAAAATAGCGGGGCTCTATGAAGTGGGAAACGCAGGGGCCTACACTGATACAGGGACACCCATAAAACCGGCCCAAATGGCCGGAGTCGTGGGAAGTGTAGTAACGCTGGCTCGGACCCGCGGCTTTTCAAGTCCTCACACCAATATAATCATCCTGGACGAATACCAGAAAGAAGAATCCGACTACTACCGGCGCGGCGAGGGCGTGGGCCTCGCTAATATCTATGAAACAGTCAACCGCAATCGCGAATTGCAAGGGCAAAAGCCCTTGACGCTGCTGTGTATGTCGAACGCGGTAGGCATGGCAAACCCCTATTATATGCAATGGGAGATTACCGACACTGTAGAAAAGATGATCGGCAAGAAAGAGCGCGTCAAGCTGTTGGCCGACAAGGGCATTTTGTTGATTGATCTTGTTGATAGTCCCATAGCAAAGGAAAAAGCAAATACGGCCCTCTATAGGTCTATGAGCGGCACAGACTTTTACAGATCCGCTATTGAAAACCAGTACAGCGCCGAGGAGAAAAGTTTGGTTGTGTCTCGACCTTTGCGGGAATATTATCCGCTTGTACAAATTGGGCGGTGCTGCATCTACGAGCACAAGAGTAAACCGCTATATTATGTCTGTCGCCACAGGTCGGGCGAGATGCCCACATACGGCACTGGCGACTATGAGCGGAAACGATTTAGGGCCGCGTATGGGTACATCTGGCCCGCGTACTTGCAGCGGCAACTTGAATTTGAGCGTTACACGGACGAGATTTTTTTTCGTGAATATTGCGGGTCTTGACTTTTTCGCACAGTCGATGTATAGTAAAGTTAATCCCCGGTGCCCAGAGGCAGCCCCCAGAAGGGGCGGGCAAGCGTCAGCCAGCGCAAGAACCGGGGATTTACTTGTATCTGTATGGGAGGTGATGTTATATGAGCGTTTACGCAGTGTTGGCCGTTCTGGTATTCATCGGCATGGATGTAGTCAGCGGCCTGGTTAAAGCCTTCTCTACCACTGGTTTTGATTCCAGCGTAATGCGCCAGGGGTTTTATCACAAACTTAGTGAAGTTCTGGCCGTGGGGTTGCTTGCTGCCACTGATTTCTATCTGCCAATTATCGGCGTCAATGTCGATGTATCTTTCTCGGCCATTGGTTGCGTCTACTTTGTTTTGATGGAAATTGGCAGCATCATCGAGAATATCGGAACGATCAACCCCGAATTGGTGGGGCCTCTTACTAAAATTTTTGCAAAACTCAAGGGGGATTGATCAATGAGGTGCTATATCATTTTCGCCCAGTCGATCACAAACGAACGCGCGTTTCTGCTGGCTGATTTGTGCGCTCGTTTGTGCATTACCTATTATAGCGACTGGGCAAACGGTGACCACACGCGGCAGTGCTGCGCAGTGGGCCCCGTAACCACCGGAGACAAAGACCAAGTTATTAAATGCTTGGCGCATGACACATATGTTGTGATGGAGGCGACTAAAGTTGAAAATCAGTGAAAGAGTGGCCCTCGCTATGGCCGGTTACACCAAAGCAGAAATTGAAGCTATGGAGAAGCCGCAGCCCGCGCCGCAGCCCGCGCCGCAGCCCGCGCCGCAGCCCGTCCCACAGCCCGTGCCGCAGCCCGCGCCGCAGCCCGTGCCGCAGCCCGCGCCGCAGCCCGTGCCGCAGCCCGCGCCGCAGCAGTACGATGGCCTTGAAACCCTGCTGCAGCAGCTTTTGCAGGGTCAGCAGACTACCGCTCAGGCAATGCAGACCATGACCCAGACGCTGCAAGCGAACGCGCTGGGCATTGGCATCCAGCAGCAGCCGACGGCAGACGCTGCCACGGTGACGGCCCGAATTATTGACCCGACCTATGGAACGGAGGTAAAGTAATATGCCGCTTGGTATGGATTTTGCGGATATTGCCGCAATTTTGACCGAGATCAACCAAATAGCCACTGGCCAGAAAACCACGTCTCCCGTCGTGGATACGTCTAGTTTTGTGTCTGTCGCGCAGGCCACTTTGTTGACCGGTACTGACAACTACACCAAAGCTATTAGTCAGGTACTTGGCAGCACCATCTTTGCCGTGCGTCCCTACGACGCACCGCTCAAGCGCTTGCAGGTCACGGGCGACGACTGGTCGAACCATGTGCGGAAGATCAATTTCTGCGACACTGCCCCCGTCACTGACAAGGCATGGGCGCTAGAAAACGGTCAGAGCGTGGATATGTACGAAGTCCACAAGCCTAAAGTCCTTCAGACAAACTACTATGGTCAGACCAATTACAGCCGCGTGTACACCCAGGCAGACACCCAGATGGAAGCGGCCTTTAAGGGCCCCGATGAACTGGCACAGTTCTGGTCGTCCTTTGTGCTGCACCTGTCGAACCAGATCGAGGCCGACCGGCGCAACCTCGCAAACAACCTGATGGCAAATCACCTGACCGGCATGACGGTGACTAAGTCGAACAACAACGTTGTTTATCTGCTCGATGAGTACAACGCCCAGCAGGGCACCACACTGACAGTGAAGGACGTCTACAAAGAAGCGAACTTCCCGGGTTTTGCAAAGTACGCCTATGGCCGTATTAACGACATTTCCCGCCTGATGAAAGAGCGCTCCATCAAATGGCACCAGAACTGGACGATCGGCGACACGACGTACAACATCATGCGCCACACGCCATATGATCGTCAGCACCTTTACCTGTACAGCGGCACACAGAGCCAGATCGATGCCCGCGTGATTCCCGAGGTGTTCCATGACAATATGCTGAAATACCGCGACGCCGAACAGGTCACGTTTTGGCAGAACCTCGACGAGCGCGAGACCATCTCCGCAATACCTGTTGTGACCAATTCCGCCGGTGTGGCATCCAAGAATGCAGCAGTAAAGCTGTCCAATGTGTTCGGATGTCTGCTGGACTGGGATGCCATCGGATACACTCCGAAGCTGTCCCGCGTCGTCCCGACCCCCATGAACGCCCGCGGCCTGTATACAAATTTCTGGTATCACTACGGATGGTCGTGGTATGATGACTTCACCGAGAACGCCGCTCTGTTCCTGATGACCACCAGCGACGTCACCGAGCCCAGTACGGGCAAAGCATCCAGCGCCTCCACCCTGAAAACCACCACGCACAAGGACGAGGACCCCTCGAAGTCCTGACCGGCACCGGCGGGCATCTGCCCACCGGTTATTTTATAGGAGGTGCAAATGCAAGCTACCTTTTATCAGTTCACAAAGCGCACCAACAGCACTAAGCGGCCCAGCGGTGGGCGGGGGTTCGGAATTGACCTTAAAGCCCCTTGCAACATCATTGACCCCGAGATCAAGATCGCAACACAGAGTGATCCCACTGGGTACAATTATTGTTACCTTCCCACGTTCAGCCGGTATTACTGGGTGAAGAACTGGACATATTCGGACGGGCTTTGGAACGCGTCGCTGACCGTTGACACCCTTGCAAGCTATCGTGACCAAATCGGAAATAGTACGGAGTATGTCACAAGATCGTCGGCGCAGTATGATGGTACAATTTCAGATGGACTTTACCCGGCATCGGCTAAAGTGCAAAGTGTAACAACCGCTTTTCAAGGTGGCTTTGCGGAAACAATTAGCGGGGGATTCTTTGTTATTGGGTTTATAGCTAAATCCGCAAACTCCATTGGGGCTATTACATATGCAGTAATGACCCCTACAAATGCCAAAAAACTATCTGCAAAATTGCTGACTGATGTGTCATACCTTAGTATTGACAATACGGAAATTAGCGACAGTTTAACAAAGGTTCTTTTTAATCCCTATCAGTATATCGTAAGTTGCAATTACTTTCCATTTGACATCGCCGAAATTACCGCACATTTACCGCTTGTTTCAAGTGTAGATGTCGGGTGGTGGTCGATAGACGTTCCATGTTGGATTTTGGGAGAAGATAATAACAAATTAACAAAATCGGTGAGCGTGAGTATCCCGAAGCACCCTCAAGCGGTAAGCCGCGGAGGGTATTGTAATGCCTCCCCCTACACGGACTACACTATCTTCTTGCAGCCCTTTGGAGTGATACCTCTTGACGCGTCTAAACTGTGGGGCGCCAGCACCTTATCTATACAATATATAGTTGACCTTTTTACCGGCGACAGCATATTACGCATTTTTACAAATGCAAATCAGTTAGTACACGAAACAACAGCAAAACTCGGGGTTTCTATTCAACTATCAAATATTACTTTCGACATCCCCTCAGGTAACAACGGGCTAGTACAAACCGGTATAGCTGCTGCGTTTGGAGGTCTACAGGCCGCGTTATCCGGTGGTTCTATTTCGGACGTCGGAAATGGTATTTTAAATGCTGCACAGGCAACTAATGCAGATGCAGCAAGCAAGGGCGCAACGGGATCCACAATAGCTTTTGATACAATCCCTTATATAGTTGCCCGTTTTAAAATTCTTGTGAACGACAACAACGAGGACCACGGCAGGCCCCTTTGCCAGCGCGTCCAGCTGTTCAGTATTCCGGGGTTCATTATGGTAGATGACCCCGACATCGCATTAACCGCGACTGCCGCCGAGATTGACAGCGTTAAAAGTTATATGAAAAATGGATTCTTTTTAGAGTAGGAGGAATAAACAATGGCAGTATATAAACAGTGCATTACTGATGTATCACCGATCAGAGTGACCGCCGGTTATCCTGCGTACTCTGACGGCAGCCCTCACCGGGGCATTGACACCGTCCACGGCAACCACAAAGCCTACGCGCCCGAGGCGGGCGTTGTGGTTGTGGCCCAGCACTGGAATGGTAGTACCTCTGGTGATCAGTCGTGGGGTAACATGATTAAAGTGCGGATGACCGACGGCACGACATGGCGGGCCGCGCACTTCGCTACGCAAATTTGGAACGTGGGCGACACGATCTCTAAGGGGCAATTCATCGGCACACAGGGCGAGACCGGCAACGCCACAGGCATTCACACACATTGGGAGTATGCCGATGCCGCGGGAAACCTGAGGGACCCGTCCAGCATTATCAAAATCCCGAATCAGGTGGGTGCATGGGACGTTGAGTGGGACTCCGGTGGAGGCCCCGACCCCGGGCCGGGACCCGGGCCGGGGCCTGGGCCGGGGCCTGAGCCGTGGCCTGCTGGCAAATTGCCGGTATGGTTGCTGTTTAAGATGGCGAAGGGAGGTCATCTGTTGTGAGTGCTCCCTACAGTTACGAGCAGATTAACGCCCATGTGTCACCGGTGACGCCCTCTGTGATGCACACCAAAGGAAACAGCTTGTCCTATTATTTCCGTAAATACCTGTTTCTTGAGGCCGTGTCAATGGTACGGTGGACATTGCCCGAAACCTGGCCCAGTAACCGTTTGCAGTATCTGGTCTTTGGCTCGGGCGGTGTTACGGTGTTCAAAACTGATCGTTATGGCCTTGTTTATGACCGAATGGGACTCTCCGGCATTAACATCTTTTACAATCCTACGCACTCCATCATTGCAAACCCTTTTATCAAAGGATCCCCATATTTGCAGATCGGAAAGCAATGCGAGATTATCAATTTACAGCCCGATTACCGCGGGATGGTGGATATTGTGGCGTATTATGGGGACATGATGGCCCTAGCTGCTCAGACCATCCAGAGCAATTTAATCAATAGCCGCCTTGCCTACGTGTTTGCGGCAGGCAACAAAGCGGGTGCCGAATCTTTTAAAAAGATGTTTGATCAGATCATGCAGGGGGACCCCGCCGTTTTTGTGGATTCATCTTTGCTCAAAGCGCCCAAGAATGGGGCATCCGGGCAAGCCCCGTGGATGTACTTTTCGGCAGACCTCAAAGGAAACTTCATCACCAACGAACTGCTAACCGCCCTTAAAACCATTAAAGCACTATTTGACACCGAGGTCGGTATTCCGAATACCAATACCAGCAAGAAAGAGCGGATGTTGACCGACGAAGTCAATTCGAACAACGTCGAAACAGCCGCTAAGGCGTCGCTCTGGTTGGACAGCTTACAGCGTGGTTGCGAACGGGTCCACAAACTGTTTGGAATTGATAAGTCTACTTTGTGGGTCGATTGGAGGTTCCCGCCCGATACCGGGGCGTAGGAGGTGAACAACGATGAACGAGACATTGAGCTTTAACGGCATATTGACAGGATACCCGGAGCTGTTCGATGATTTGAAGGTCCCCGACAGTGTATCTAAAGACGCTGTTTGCAATCAATTACTGTTTGACACGCTGGAATTAGAAGTATTATATGCGGACGGCCCCACGATGCGCCGGGCGCTGGGCGTCTATTCTGAAACCATGCTCCCAAGCTGGACCCGGTACGCTGTGGCCCTGGGCCTTGAATACGACGCTCTGGCGTCGGATGACCGAACCAGAACCACCGACCACTCAGGGACCAGCAACGGCACAAACGGCATCAAGGGAACGACAACCAGAGTGCCGAACTTGACCACCACTGGCCAGAATAACGGAAGTGACAGCACTACCCGGGATGTCACGGGTTTTGACAGCGGGACATTGCAAACCGCAGAGAGGAGCACTACGGCCCTCGGTACTGGTAACACCATTACCAGCTGTGGCACGGATACGACCACCACCGATCAGACAACCACCTCGGAGTCGCACGATGGCTATTACGACACCGTGACCGAGAATGGCCGGGCAGGGCGAGACCCGCAAGACCTTATTGCAAAAGAGTTGGCCCTTGCAATGGAAAATGCAGTTCATAAAATCGTTACGGACATCCGGGCAAACTTTTGCCTGCTGGTATATTAAGGAGATGCAATAAATGGGTATCATCAATCCTATTCACAAAGCACCCTACACCAACTTCCATGATCTCAATCTTGATTGGATTATTGAAGTGCTTAACGAATTTAACACCAAACTGACGAATTTCGTCAGTTTGGCCACGATCAAGTATGCAGACCCCATCCAGTGGGACATCACAAACCAGTATGAGGCAAACACCGTGGTTGTGGACAGCAATGGCAACGCATATCTGTCTGTGCGGCCGGTGCCGTCCGGTGTTTCTCTGGATCGTGTCGAGTTCTGGACAAAGATTGGCAACTTTGACGAACTCTGGGCCGATGTGAAAAAAGCCATTACCCCAAACGATGAGGGCCACAGCCCCACCGCCACAGCCGACAGAGCTGTCAACGATCTTGTCTGGGTCAATGGGTCGCTGGTGCGCGTCACAAAAGCAATGACCGCCGGTGACGCCTACGTGCCCGGCTCTAACTGCGTGAGCAGCTCCACAAATGAAGTCTTGCATTACCTTATCACGGCATTTAATGAGGGCCTGAGCGCCGAGCAGACGGCCCGGGAAGAGGCCGACACGCAGCTCCAGACGGCTATTGAGACGGAGCAGACGACCAGAGAGAACGCCGACAACCAGCTCCAGACGGCTATTGAGGCGGAGCAGACGGCCAGAAAGAACACCGACAACCAGCTCCAGACGGCTATTGAGGCGGAGCAGACGGCCAGAGAGAACGCCGACAACCAGCTACAAAATAGCATCAATCAAATGCAGACATATGTGTCGGCGCTGGGAGCAGGTATTAAAGCAAACGATCAGAGCGCAGCAGCACAAAATACATCGACGCTACAGCAACTGCTGGATGCCGGAAAAACAGTATATTTTCCAAGCGGAAAGTATTATATGTCGGCAGCCCTATATATGAAAAGAGGTTGCGGAATAATCGGCGAGAACATGCGCGACACCGCCCTTATATGGATCACCGCCAGCAATGGAATTATCTACGACCTCGAATACAAGGCCCCCAATACATACGATGACATTTATTTTACGATTCGTATCGAATCGCTGGCACTTTATGGAGTAGGGGCCACCAACGGGGCAGGAAGCGGCATTTATATCCGTAACAAAACATGGACGGACACCGCCCACCAGGACCATGAAGAATACCGCAAGATCAAGGGCGATTCTTATGCACTGGAATGCCGCAATAGTGTTATCAGGGACATTATCGTCTCTGGGTGGCTCATTGGCATCAATTCGAGCTTATATATTGCATATGTATCCATTATCAATGCATTTGTGGATACCTGCGATTTGGGAATCGACGCAAAATTTTCTGATTCGGAATTATGTAATATTGTAGTAACTTATTGCTATAATGGCGTTTTGTGCGAAACCGAGGCAAACAAATGGTGTAACCTGGCGATTAAGATGAACGGATGGCGTGCATCTTATGATGATACACACACCATTACGGGCTCAATCGCTTTACATTTGTATCACGCAAAACGTGAACTATTTTGTAACACTGAGGTACAAGAGAGTTACGCTAGCGGAGTAGTTGTCGAACAAACAAGTAACAACATCGTGTTTTCCGGATTATTGCTCGATGCGAATGGATTTAAGGTTCCTGTAGGAACCAAGGCAAATGATATTGGTATCCAAATATTGGGAGGGTGCTATAATATTCGGGGCACGATCATTGCTACAAACAAAAATGATGTAAAATGTCAGCGAGTCGGCATTTATGTATCATCCGATTGTGGCAATATTGATCTCCAATATTCCGAATATGAACAACAGATCAGCGCATGGACCCTTGGCCGGAATACTTGCCGCAGCATCACGACAGCTAAGATCAACAACATTACAAAGCTTGCAGCGACCAGCTTTACAAACGGGGCTGATGCAAGTTATGCATCTTTCGATGGTAGGCATTTGCATATTGCAATTCACGGCTATTTCACCGCTGAGGTCCCTACAGGCACAAAATTTTCAGTTGCGCCCGCGTTTGGTGATATACCTTTTGCAAGTCTCCCCGGTAACGTTTACAGAGATATTTATCTGTATAATTCCACCGACAACGCACTTGTTCCCGCATCCTATGATAACACTACCGCAAGTGTTATCATTAAATCCACTGTACCAGCAGGTAAACAAATCAACTGTGAAATTACATTCGATATGCTTTAATATCTTGTAATAGTTCCTATTTAGTACCCACTCCCCTA